GAGGATTCTCTCTTTTAGCAGATAATTTAACTGCAACGAATATCAATTATAGATTTGGCTCGCCTATTTACTATCAAGATGGAGCGTTAAAATCTTGGGCAAATAGAACTGCTGTGAAAACTGATGTTCTTGTGCCTTTGACACGTACACAACTTTCCATACTTGGCGGTGATGCAAGTCTAGGTATAACAAATAATTCAAATCTAAGAATTGGTGGCAGTAGTTATAATTATATAATTATAGGTGGTAAAACACTATGGGGATGGGTCAAAGACACATCTTCAGAACGAACGGCAATTGAAGCGATGATTAATGAAAAAGTAAATATTAGTATATAATGTATTTATTGTTCAGCACATACGAAGAAGCAGATGCACGTAACCGAAAGGCGATAATAGATAGAGGCTATCCATCGGGAATTACGACCAAGTTGTGGAATGAAATAGAAGTTTATCAAGGTCAATATCAAGGTGATTGGGCTTTAGACGTTGGCACAAATTACGAACGTGATTTAACGCCTAAAGAAATCTCTGAACTAGTGCCCGAAATTAACGAACAAAGTAACCTAGTGTTATAATGGAAATACTAATTGAAGCGTTTACGCAGTACGGTATAGCTGGGGTCTTTTTGGGTGTCCTTATCTTCTATTTAAACAAGCTGACAGACATCCATAGAGATGAACGGAAGGATTGGCAAGATGCCAATGACAGACACGTGGACAAATTTAGCGATGTGATTGCTGACAACACAAAAGCATTGGTTGAAATGCGTGGAGAAATCAAAGGCAATAAATGCAAGATGTAGGTGAATGGTGTGCATTGCGGCCAATCAAATGTCAATGCATAAATGGAAAATGTGATGGAAAAAGAGAAGAAACAGCCAAGAAAAAGCGCAGCAAAACAGGCCGCAGACATCATCAAGAAGTTTGAAGGTTTTGAATCTGGACCATATTTGTGTCCTGCAAACGTAGCAACCATTGGCTATGGCACAACCATCTATGCAGATGGCACCAAGGTGTCAATGGATGATGATGCAATTGATGAAGCAAAGGCAGAAGAAGAACTGCTGAACCATATCAAGAAGGTTGAAAAACAGGTCAATGCTGTCCTGGACGTAAAGCTGAAAGCACACCAGAAGGCTGCATTGATTTCATTTGTGTATAATGTAGGAATTGGCAATTTCACCAAATCAACATTGCTGCGAAAGGTGAATCATTGTTCAGATGACCAACACATTCCGGATGAATTTAGACGATGGACCAAGGGCGGTGGCAAGGTATTGCGTGGATTAATTCGAAGAAGGGAATCTGAAGTTGAACTATGGACAGGCAGTTGCTGATTCATCTGTTCAAATCTGTGTGGCCGTATCTGGTCACGTTTCTTCTTGGTGTTCTTGTTGCATGGCAAGGCTGTGGCACCGGAACCAGAACCATCACAGAAACAGTTGAAATTGAAAAGCCAATATATCGCACAGAGTATGTTGATAGGTGGAAAACAGACACAGTTCGTTTTGTTCAGCGCATAACTGTAACCGATACAGTCACCAACACCATCATCCAGGAACGTGAAGTTCTGATTATTGACACAGTTCAAATCATTCAATCATGGCTGACTGAAGTGAACAGATACGACACAACCATCACATTGGCTGATGGCAAGCTGCAAGCCACATGGTTCAATTACCAGAATATAACTGAAGAAGCAGCATTCACATACACATCCGATGTGCAGAAGGCACCATCATATGGAATAGGCATTCACGCATCCATCGAAGCACAGACTGATTTCATCGAAAATGTTCAGCCATTGTTTGGTGTTGGCATTCATGGTGACATCAAAAAGATGTATATTACTACGAACTACAAGTACAATGGTGACCATTTTGTTGGTGTAACTGTTGGAAGAAAAATTTGGCAAAAATGAGCGTAGACTATTATTATGACCAAGATGATGAGACACGAAAGCAGATTGATGAATTGCTGCATCAGAATGCAATCTTGCAATCCAATCTTGGAATGGACAGCACACCGGAAGAAAAGAAATCAGCAAATGACCAATGGATGGTTCTGGCGATGAAGATTCGTGACCTTGACAGCAAATTCTATCATGAACGCATAATAGCACAGCATCAATGAGAAGCATTAAAGGTGAAATCGTCAATAAGTACATGGAGCATTGGTCACATCTGCCATCATTGTCATTGGCGAAGCTGATATACAAAAGGAACAAATCAGCATTCATTGATATTGAGAATGTACGCAGTATTATCAGATACTATCGTGGACAGCATGGTGACGAAAAAAGACAAAGCGTAAAAGGAACAGAGCACGTGACAACCGAGAAAGCACAACAGGCCAAAGCATTGGGCGTGGCAAATCCATTTGGATTGCCAGAAAGTGATGAAGCAGAATGGGAACCATTCATTCTTCCAAAGGCAGCTACAAGGATTTTGTTATTGTCGGACATCCATGTGCCATATCACAACATTGAAGCAGTTAGCAAGGCAATCGAATATGGTAAGCAGCAGAATGTGAATGCTATTGTTTTCAATGGTGACACAGTTGATTGCTATGCTTTGAGTAGATATGAAAGTGACCCAAGAAAGCGAAGATTTGGCGAAGAATTGGAAGCAACAAGGCAGTTGCTGCAAGTGTTCCGGAAGGAATTTGATGGTGTTCCATTCTATTTCAAACTTGGAAACCATGAAGAAAGATACGAAGCATATCTGCGAACTAAGGCACCGGAACTGATTGGCACAGCAAACTTCACGATGGACCAACTGTTGCGATTTGGTGAACTTGGATGTGAATTGATACAGGACAAACGTGTGATAAAAGCAGGCAAGCTGTCCATCATGCATGGCCATGAATTTGGCAGGTCAGTTTTTTCGCCTGTGAATCCTGCACGTGGCTATTACATGAGAGCAAAGGCATCTGTGATATGTGGCCATAACCATCAAACATCAGAGCATTCAGAATCTAATCTGGATGGCAAGGTAGTGACAACATGGTCCACAGGCTGCCTGTCTGAACTACATCCAGGATATATGCCTGTGAACAAATGGAATCATGGTTTCGCTGTCATTCGTGTGGATGACAATGGTGACTTTGAAGTGGACAATCTGCGAATAATAAAAGGCAAAGTAAGGTGATTCAAACAATCGTCAATTTGCTGATTATTTCAATGATTCTGTTGTTGATACTTGTTTTCTGCACCATCATTTTGGCTGTGCTGATTTGGAAAGTTAGCGAAAGGAACAAGGACATTCAAAGTGAAATTGATGCATACCATAACACCTTGGTGAACACGGAAGAAATGTACCTGCACATCATCAAAAATCAGTCAGATGATGATGACACATGGCTTTCCGTTAATTAACTGTTAAATTTATTGCGTTGATTGTCAGCACGTTAACATAAACGTGTGCAATTTCCTGTGCAGTTATTTGGAAGTTATTGACATTATTCCATATATTCGTGGAAACATTTAAAAACACAGAGAAATGAAGATTGTCAATTGTATGAAGACTGAAGAAGCAGCCATTGAACTGCTGAACAGCAACGGATACGAACCATTCAAGAAGAAAGCCAATTGCCATTGCGAATGTGGCGAAACACAGGCGGTGTTGGCCTATTCTGATGATTATGAAAAAGCTGCATTGGTTGGCATTTGTGATGCCTGTGGTGATGATGATGCTTTTTCTGAAGATGTAATTCAATTATAAACCATATAGAGAAAAGAAAAATGGAATACGAATTTCAAACAACAATCGAATCAGCAGATGTTACAATCACATTTGACTATCAGCCAGAAGAATCTATGGTGCTATATTATTCAGATGGCTCTGGATATCCTGGATGTGCAGCATCAATTGACGGTTACGATGTAACCTTTGAAACAAAACGGTTTAATTCAATCACTCACAGATGGGAAGTAGTTCGTCAAGACATTACAGACTTCGTTGAAGATATGGGTGTAGATATTGAGGAACTTTGCTTTAATCACATTGAAACACTAGGATAATGAAGAACGCATCACTATTAGATTGCTACAAATCAGACACAACATATCTGTCTGATGAATCCAAGATGGTTGTTTTGGACATCATTACACGAATTGACACAATCAATCAGATGGCCAAGAATGATGTCATCATTTATGCAGATAGTCAAATCATCATTGAACGCCATGTGCTTGGTGCCATCAGCAGATGGTTGGCAATTTGGGACCCAGATTATAATCATCACGAAGGTGTTCACACACCATCAGAATCATTGCCATTCTATTGGATGTGCTTCACATCAGATGTGGCAATGTTGACTTTGAAAACCAAATCAGAAATCAATTAAAAATAAGTAAGCATGAAAAGTACAGAAAGAGAAACAATGAAAAGATTGGCAGATGAGAATGGCCTAACAGCAGACCATTTCTTCAAATCGCCACAGGGCTTTGTGATAATTACACGGCAAGGCATTGAAAGGATTCAGCAGCATCGTGGCATCCGTGTGAAGTATGAAATGGTCCACATGACAGACGATTGCAAGCACGTAGTCATCAAGGCAATTGGCGAAATGACAAGTTCAGATGGTGAAATCATCACCATTGAAACCTATGGCGAATCTGCACCAGATAACACACGGCAAAAATATCCTGTGGCTATGGCCGAAAAGCGTTCTTTGAGCAGAATCTGTCTTAAACTTTCGGGTTTTTATCAGCACAGCGTTTACGGGCAGGATGAATCTGATGACTTTGCACCTAAAAAAACCAAGTAATCATGGACATTTTTGAAGAAAAGACAGAACTACAGCAGACAGAAGAATGGTTTGCTGCCAGACTTGGCAAGTTCACAGCATCCAGGTTTGGTGATTTGATGACCAAGGGCCGAAAGAAGGATGAAATATTTGGTGGCACAGCCATCAGCTACATGATGGAAGTTGCAGCGCAGAAGCTGACAGGTGAACGTGTGCAAATATTTGGTGCTGCATTGGACCATGGAAATGAATTTGAAGATGTGGCCAGACAGGAATATGAAAAGCGCACAGGATGTGAAGTTGAAGAACTTGGATTCTGTGAAATTTCAGACTATTCTGGTGGCTCACCAGATGGCAAAGTGAAGGACAGCAACAAGTTGATTGAAATCAAATGTCCATACAACACAGCCAACCATTTGAAGAATGTCATCAATCAAGAAATTGACAAGAAGTACATCTGGCAGATGCAAGGATGTATGCTTGCAACAGGTGCCACATCGTGTGACTTCATCAGTTTTGACCCAAGGATTGAAGCTGAAGCATTCAGAATGGTCATCATCAATGTGCCTGCTGATAATGAGATGCAACAGGAATTGGTTGAAAGATTAGCACAGGCAAAGGAATATCTGGACCAAATCTTGAAAGCATGAAGATTACACTATCACCGAGAGAATTAGCAACGTGTGACATGATTGCATCAATGCGATATTGGCAAGGCTGTGGAACAGACACAACCATCATTGATAAAAGGAAGGCAAGCAGACTTGGATTCTGTGCAGAATACGCATTCAGTAAACAATTCAATCTGCACCTGGACATCATCAGCAATCTTGAAAAGGATTCGTTTGATTTCATTAGCAAGGATGGTGCAACAATTGACATTAAGGCAACAGATAGAAGTGATGGAAACTTGATTGTCCCAAAGCTGCTGCATGATGTCTATGTTCTGGCCATTGTAGATGGCCGCACAGTTGATTTTATTGGCTATGCAACCAAGCAGATGATTGAAGAAGCAGGTAAAAAAGACCTTGGAAATGGTCCATCTTGGTTTGTTAATCGTAAAGAACTGAAGAAATGGTGAACGCAAACGACAAAGGCAAACGATTTGAACGAAAGGTGGCCAACAGATTGAATGAAAGGTTTGGCACCAATGTCAGAAGAACACCAATGTCTGGCGGCATGACCATCAAAGGTGACATCATTGATTTGGAAGGTCCATTGGCGCAGTTCAGTTTTGAATGTAAGAACCAAGAAAGGCTGAACATCTGGAGCGCATTGAAGCAATCACAGAATGATGCAGCAGAAGATGGCCGCACACCTGTTGTTGTCTTTACAAAGAACCATCAGCCAGATTTTGTGGCAATGAAGTTTGAAGATTGGATGGATTTAATTGAGCAGATATGAAGACAGTCAACAGTTTAAGTGGTGGCAAAACATCAAGTTACATTGCAGCAAACTATGCTGCTGATTATGATGTTTTCGCATTGGTCAGAATCGAAGATAAAAATTGCAGATTCAAAGATGACACAATCAGAAAGCAGGTTGAAGATAGGATACAGGCACCATTCATTGCAACGGCTGAAGATGACACAATCATTTATACCATGCTTGATTTGGAACAGCTAATTGGCAGGCCAATCACATGGTTGACAGGTCTGACATTTGAAGAAACAATCAAGAAGCATGGTGGATATTTACCAAACAAGATGGCAAGATATTGCACGGCAGACATGAAGACAATGCCAATCTTGCATTGGATGTATGATGTAATCAAGGAACCTGTCAGAATGCGATTTGGTTACAGAGCAAACGAAACCAACAGAGCAAAGAAGATGTTGGAAAAGACAGACAAAGAAGGATTCACAACAGTCAAAGCAACATTTGCAAAGTTGGATGATGGAAGAAACAGTTGGCAAACAGTAAGGTATTGCAAGCCAGAATTTCCATTGATTGATGACAATATTTACAAGGACAAGATTGAAATGTTCTGGCAGTTCAAAGGCGTGCGATTCGCATACATGAACAACTGTGTTGGATGTTTTTGGCGTGGTCCATTATTGTTGAAGCATCTGCAAGAAAAGCATCCAGAGAAGCTGCAATGGTTTGCGGACCAAGAAACAGAGAATGGAACATGGCGAAGTGATTGCAGATATTCAGACATACTGAAGTGGAAAAAGCAGTTGCAGTTGTTCGATGAAGATTTTAACGAATGTGATAGTGGAAACTGTGGCATTTAAAACGATTTAATAACACTAAAAAAAAGAGAAGTGAAAGAAGAATTATCAGAGATACAGAAGGACAGCATTGATAAATTAGTCGATGTGTACAGGTCACAATTGATAGACCATGTAGTGAATGCGCCATTGGCGAACAGGCAAGGTGTGAATGTAGAGAACATCACCAATGCTGTGCTGCAATATTACAGCGTGACAAAGAAGATGATGTTTGCCAAAGACAGGCAAGCGCATATCGTGAAGGCCAGAGCAGTATGGTTCTGGCTATTACGACAGCCGGAAATGGAAACAGCATTGTCTATTGTGAGAATTGCAGACAAGGCAGAAATGAACCATGCATCTGTCATCCACAACATCAAGCGCATCGACAATGATTTGATGTTTGATGACAAGTATACAGTTGCAGAACTGACTGAAATACTGCGTTCGCTTGGTTTCAGATTTTACAAAGAAGGCACCAAATATTTCATCAAATGAGAGACAGTTTCATATTCTATAGGTCATTCTTCGAAGCTGCTGAAGACCTATCACCGGAAGAAAAATGTGCCATGTTTGATGCCATTTGCGACTATGCTTTGAACTTTGCAGAACCATGTTTGGAAGGCACACCAAAGTTGGCATTTAGGCTAATCAAGCCACAACTTGATGCAAACATTGCCAGATACAACAATGGCCAAAAAGGCGGAAGACCAAGTTCAAAAATAACCAAACCGAAACCTAAACGTAACCTAACTAAAACCAAACCAAAACCAAACCATAACCTAGATGTAACCAAACCAAAACCATCGACATCTTTAGGTTCTACAAGTGTAAAACCTAATGTAAATGATAATGGTAATGTAAATGGTAATGTAAATGCTAATGTGAATGAGAATGAAATCATCCATCCAAGCATTGACGATATTAAAGATTGGATGTATCATTGCGGATGCAGAAACATTGGTGAATCAGAAAAGTTTTGGTTGTATTACGAAAGCAAAGGTTGGATGATAGGACAGGTGCCGATGGTTAATTGGAAGGCTGCTGTGCTGTCCTGGATTCGCAGAATTAAAGACACGGATGATGATGGTTTCCAATTTGACTTTGAAGCAGATGAACCAAGTGAACCAAATAAACTAATTGAATAGATTTGTAAGAAAATTATGACTAACGAAATTGTGAGTAATAAGAATAACTGATAAACACAGAGAAGAACATGATACAACAAGCAACAATCCACAAGCTGCCATTATTGGTTGGCTGCAAATCATTTGAACGCAATCACACAGGTCAGATGCTAATCGACATCATCAGCAGATTTGTTGAAGCAGAATTTCCACACATTGATGATTTTAAATTGGTCACAGCATTCCAGAAGGCTGCATCTGGCACATTGAATCTGAACAACAAACCATTGGCATTGTCAACATATGGGCAACAGTTATCACCAAAGGTTGTTGGTGAAGTGCTTCGGGCATTTATTCAAACACAGCGAACAAAGGCTGCTGAACCTGCATTCCAACCAAAGCAATTGGAAGCTCCAAGCAATCCAATTGATGCACAGTTCATGTATGATTGGACCATCAACTACATCCAACAGTTTGGAAGGATGCCGGAATACCCAATGTGGGGATTGATATACCAATATTTATTGGAGCGTAATGAAGTGAAAGCATTGCCAAACGAAAAGCCATCTGGCCGTTACAGTATGATGCAAGAAGCAGATAACAGGTACCAACAGACTGTTGTCAGATGGTTCCAAAACAATGGTGTTGTTTAAATTCGTATATTCGTAGAAATAAATTCTAAAAACATGACTGAAGAAAAGACAGTTTACATTGGCAATGGCCAGAAGAAGAATGAAACATGGATGAAGGCATCAATCTGCCTGTCCAAAATTCCAAAGGAACACACCTTTGAATATGATGGCCGCAAATACATGAAGGTCAACATCAACATCAAAGATGAATTGGACCAATATGGCAATGATGTGTCCATTTCTGTTGATACATGGAAACCAGATGCAGAACAGTCAACCAAGCAAAAGGTAGTGGCCAAATCGAAAGCAAAGGCCGCAGCCATTGGAAACGATGATTTGCCATTCTAAGGAACAAGCAGCCATTGATTTGTGTGCAGATGAAGAATTGCATCAGTTAGCAATTCGCATC